CTCGCGGCGGCTGCCACGACATCCTGATCGAGGACCTCGACGTGGATGCGTCAGCGGCCATGGGCCTCGCCTCGGCCGTCCACATGGATCACGCCGACAACGGCCTCGTCAACGCCTACAACGTCACCATCCGACGCCTCAAGTACGTCGGCAACCGGGGAAGAGGAGAGCCGACCGTTCAGCAGGCGATCATCCTGTGGGTGCCGCCCGTCCATGACTGGCTGTTTGACGGCGCCACGATCACCAACGCCAACGGTCTCGCCATCCGCTTCGAGTCCGTCGGCGCGAGCAACATCGTGTTCAAGGACATCGTGTCAACCAACTCGGGCGGGTTCTACAGCGCCATGGGCGCGAACCCTCCGGGCGTGACCTTCGTCAACTGCTCGTTGGCGTGACAAAGGAGCCTCAATGACCAGAGCCGGAACGACCTCGACACCAGTGACGACCAGACCAGACCCGAGCCCAGCACCCGGAGCTGACCTGGAAGAGGTCGAAACCATCGAAGCACCAGCGGGAATGAGCCACGAGACGGATCTCGTCGCCGCCAGCCTGCAGATCTTCAACGAGGATTGGGAGGGCCTCACCCTCCAGCAGAAGATTGCCCGCATCACCGGCCACGTCGGGACAATCCCCAAGAAGGGCTACAACGCCTTCCACAAGTACCACTACGTGACAGAGGGCGACCTCGTCGGGGCGGTTCGCCAATACCTGTCCGCTGCGGGCATCGCGATCATCCCCGACGTGGTGAAGGTGAAGCTCTACCGCCAGGACACGGAGAACCCGATCACCGAGGTCATCATCAAGTACACCGTGTCCGACGGGAAGGAGTCGTTCTCGTTCCGGATGCCGGGCCACGGCGCGGACAAGGGCGACAAGGGCGTGTACAAGGCCATCACCGGCAGCCAGAAGTACGCCCTGATGAAGCTGTTCAAGATCGAGACCGGCGACGATCCCGAGTCGGACACCCGGGTCGATGAGCGCACCGCATCGTCGGGCCCCCGCCAGGCTCCGCGCGTCTCAACCGGCACCCGCGGCAACGTCACGCGCGGTGCGCACTCCACGAAGGCATCGCCGGTACAGCTGCGAAAGATCGCTGAGGCCAGCAAGGAGCTGGACATGAGCCGAACGGAGGTGGTCGAGATGATCAACTCCGAGCTGGGTATCGAGATCGTGCTCCCCGACGACGAGACGAAGCAGTCCGAGACCATCCTCGCCGCGCTGCGTGAGATCGAGCCCGACGACGCCAGCAAACTGATCCAGTACCTGGATCTCCGTCACGCCGAAGTTGACGTACAGATGCGCAATGAAGGCAACGGGTACGGCTGAACCGTCGGGCCGGATCAGGCTCAGGGAACCCCAGGCCCGTCTCGTTTGGGACTGGGCCTGGAGGGCCCACGGAGAGCTGATCCACCGACGGTATCTCGCCAAGCAGGAGGGCCTGCCGCTGACCGACTACCAGCGGCAGCTCACCCAGATCGATCACATCAAGGCCGAACTGATGCGCACGGCAGAGGAGATGGGATGGGTGCTGCATGAATACGGAGAACCTCACCCGGAAGGACCAGGTGCTGTGGGTCCTGCGGCGGAACGCGAACAGCTGGGTTGACGGGCCCGATCTTGCCAACGAGCGCGTCGGCGGCTCCGAGGGCCTGAAGCGCCTGCGGGAGCTGCGCAGCGAAGGTCACCGGATCCAGCAGCGGCGGCACCCGAACCCTGACCGCGACATCTGGCAGTACAGGCTCGTCATCGAGCAGACGGTCAGCCCGTCACGCGGATCGCTCCACGATGCGGTGAAGCAGGGAGCTGACGGCAGCTGGGACTACACGCCCGCGGAGCCCGAGATCATCAAGAACGAGCCGGAGACGCCAGAGGCATCGGAGTACCGGTTCACCGAGATGCCCAGCAAGATCGACTTCGGGGCGGTTGCAGTCTGCCCGAGATGCCGATCGCGGACGATCAAGGCGCGGTTCGGCACCAACAAGCACTCGTTGCACAAGGACCCGTACAACAAAAAGGGCCCGTGCCAGGGCTGCGGCGGCTGGGGAATTGTGCCCAACAGGGGCCCGATCCCGATCACCATGCCCGCGGACCAGAAATGACGATCGTGACGATCTACGTCAGCGACGAGCGATACGCAGCTCAGCGTCCTGACCACGTCCATCGTCGGTGCCAGACCCACAAAGAGGCCCAGGACTGGATCGACAACACGATCGCCACGCTCGGAGCGATGCGCGCGGAATTATTCGATTGGGACGAGGGGTACCGGTGTCCGCACTGCGGATGGTCGGTGCGGTGACTCACAAGGAAAAGGTCGACCTGGCCGCCAACCTGATCATGGGCGTGGCGATCTCCCTGATCACCGGGTTCCTCGGTGGTCCCCCGTGGGCCATCTTCGGGTTCGGCTACACCGCGTTCCTGCTGGCCCGGTTACTACCTTGACCCAGCGTCCTCAACTCCCATATGCCAGAGGACGAGGTAGAAGCGAGGCACACCGCCCCCTTGCGGGGGACGGTGCGTGCCATCGGACATTCGGCGTCGCTCAGCACGTGTTCAGCTGGTACTCAGGGTCGGGTCTGCCGTCGTGGACGCCCCACACCAGCTGCCGCTGCCCTTACCGGGCACAGGACGGGGGTTCGTAGGTGTTTCTCCGAGGGGATCCCGCACCTCTCGTGCGGCTCGATCGACCCTCGAATCACCCGTTCGGCTCGTTGCCTAGCCTGGGATTTACGGCTGTTTTCCACCGCTGTGGACCACCTGTGGACAAAAGTCCTCGGGATCCTGGTAGAGTTATGTCTGAGCGAGCTGGGTCAGCGGCTCGTTCATCGGTTTGGTCGGGGTTCTTGACGGGGCCCCGACCGCACCTCTTTGGGGAGTCCAAATGACTGGACCAGCGAAGTCTACTCCCCCCAAATCCCACCCGTGCGTCGTTGCGACGGAGTTTGCCCGTGAGCAGGTCGACCCCAGGATCGCGACCACCTGGGCATCGTTCGGGTTCCGGCCAAAGTTCGGCGACCTGCGCAAGATCTGGCGCACGCGGCACTGCAAAACGCTCAACCCGTACAGCTCCGAGCACTGTGCCTACGACCCATCCGACTGCGCGATGGCATACCTGGTTTGTGCTCAGCGGGCCGCGCAAATGTCCCGTACGAACCCCGTGGGATACTTCTGGAAAGCCGCCCATTCCATGGCGGTCGTGAGGGCAGATGAAAAACCGCTCGCCCGGACACAAGGATCCGGTCACCCCGGAGCTGCGACTACTGGTGCTCGGTCGGGATCTGCATCAGTGGGAGCTGCGGGGAGGGAAGCTGCGGGCGGTGTCGACGACGGCGGGATGCGTCGCGTCATTTCTGTCCCCCATCACATCGGGTCCGTGCTGGGGTCGCTTGACCTTGGACCACATCAAAGACGAGCAGCGGATGGGCGTGAGGGCACCGAGTGACCCGGCACATCTGGTTTCGCTCTGCCAAGGCCACACCGAAGACGGCGCCCGAGCCGGACACCAGTGGAACACCGCCAATCGACAGCTTCTCCGCTGGTATCTACGGTCGCTCGTGGAGCGAGGGCTGGTGGGCAACTGATGACCCAAACCTCGGAATGGCGACGGCTGGTCCGATTGGCGAGTTCAATGAACCGTCGGGCGGAGCGCGCTGGGAGTTTCGGCAAGATCCGAGCCCACGACCTGTGGATGGTGGAGCGCAGCAGCTCGACCTGTCACTACTGCGGTATCACCTTGGAGGTTGGCACCTTCGATCACGTCGTGCCATTCGACCGTGGAGGCCCGAACCAGTTCTTCAATATCGTAAGATCGTGCCTCACGTGCAACCGTTCAAAGTACACAAAAACCCCCGAGCAGCTCGAACAGAGCCGAACGCTGGAGGTGGCCTGTGAAATCTGCGGTAAGCGCTTCAAGCCCCGGTGGGCGGAGTATCAAGCCGGACGGGCCCGTCTCTGTTCTCGTAGTTGTTCCGCCAGGAAAAGCCACGCGTGCGCTTCTCGGTGACCATCGAGGGCCAACCGCCCTCGATGAACCACAGCTATCGACCGATCAAAAAGCCGATGCGGGACTCGTTCGGCCAGCCGATCCTCTCAGCCGAGGGGCGTCAGGTGGTCAGGATTGGCTTGGCGAAGAAACAGAACGTGACGGACTACCAACAACTGGCCGTGTGGCGCACCAGGGCAGCGAAGCCATCCGGCTGGCAGCACGATGGGGGCTGGATCCGTCTGACCTACCGTTTCTACCTGACCCGCCGGATGGACTGCGACAACGCCATGAAGGCGCTCAACGATGCCCTTGCCATGGCGCTGAACGTTGATGATTTCTGGTTCCTGCCATGCGTAACTTCGAAGACCGTGAACTCGAAACAGCCACCCATGGTGGTGGTGACTATCGAAGAGGTGGCCGAACAGCCGTCGGAGTCGGAGATCTCGGACCCCGACGGGTTGCTGTCGTCGCCTCACACTCACTGAGCCCGCTCGCGTTCGGTCAGGCATTCGATCGTCGGCTTACTGAACTGCCAGCGGACGTCATCATTCTGTTGCGCCAACCGATGGACAAACGAAACACATCTGCGATAGACATGACCGCCGCCGAACTGGCCAAACGGCGTGGGTTGACAGTTGAATGGTTCCAGCCTGAGCCGGGCAGCCGTGGCGCGACGTACGACCGCGACTACGAACTGATCAGCGCCGCTGATCAGGTGGAGGCCTTCTTCGAGGACGAGTCGATGCCGGGCGGCACCGGACATGTTGTCGACGCCGCACTGGCCAGAAGGCGGAGGGTGTACGCCTGGCAAGTTCGCCGATACGGCGAGTTCGAACGTATCGGTGAGTGGGAGGATGACGAATGATCTACCAGGCTCTCGTGATCGCCGGTCTCGTGGTTGCCATCGTCGGCGAAGTCCAAGGCCGAGGACGAGACCTCGCGTGCTGGGCTGCCATCTTGATCTGCGCCGCGCTGCTATACGCAAAGTTCTGATCTGGCATACTCAGGCCGCCCGCGGGATGGGAGGTCTGAGTGGCGACCGTTTCCATCCCCTCGGAGGTCTTGACGGAGACGTTCAAGACCATGCGCGAGCTAGCGGGCTACTGGAACGAAGAGGTCCCACTGAGGATCCACTCCAGGGATACTGATGGCGGCGGAGCCCCGCAATGGCATCAGGATTTCGCCCGCTGGCTCGACGGGGCCTCCAATCAGACCAACGACCGGCGGTGGGCGGAACACCGCGAACCCAGAGTCAAAGCCACCCGCGCATTCCGTAAACTCCGAAAGTTCGCACCGCGTGAGTACGAAGTTGTGTACCGCACCGCGATCCTCGGTATTCCTTTCCCCGAGACCATCGACTGGCTGAACATGCGCGCGATCAGGAATAACAAGCCCGAGCGATACGACACCGACGCCGCGCTGATGCTCCTGATCGGCGGCGTAGACAAGGCGGCTCACTGGTTCAGCATTTGACATATGGGTGGACTAGCGGCTAGGGTTGGTCCATGGGGACCAAAAAACGCCCCTACCGCCGGGCATTTCTGCTGGCGATAGGAGCGCTCTGGTTGCTGGTTGGGGTCTCGAAAGCCGACCCCCCGACGACCTACCGAGCCATCCCAGCGGCCGATTTTACTGCTGTTCTGTCACGTATGGATCAGTCTGTGGAAGTTCGGTCGGCTGATCCTGCGACACCAACAGCTCGCCCCCTGATCGCCATCGATCAGCCATGGCCACTGCCACCGCGCCGAGCGCCAACCCAACGCCCACCCCGAATAGCCCAACCAAGACCACGTACTGAGACACAGCACTCTCCACGGTTGATCCCTCCTCGCGGTCGCTCCGGTGACGGACGGGTAACCGGTGTTGCGACCTGGTACTGCTGGCCAGCGTACCCGAGCCGGTGCGCGAGCGGCTACCCGGCGGGCGGGAAGTACGCGGCGGCGGGCCCGGAGCTCAGGCGGGCCCTGGGCCACTGGCGGGGCCGGTACGTGTTCGTCAACGGGGTCCGGGTCCGCCTGATCGATTGGTGCGCGTGTGGCGGCGACCATGTGATCGACGTGTATCACTCGACGTGGACTTCGATACCCAACCAGTCCCATGTGACCATCACCTGGTAGCTAGGCCCGCAAATACACCAGCAAACCGATAATCCCGGCCATCACGGTGAAGATGACGAGGATGAGGTTGCGCGCCTGTCCGAACAGGCGATACGTCGCCTGTCGCTCGGTGGCTGCGGTGCTCAACGCATTGTCAGTTGTGTTGATGCGCTGCTCCAGTGCCCGATGTACCGCCTCACCCTTGGCCTCACCCGCCTGATCGTTGGCCTCCATGCGGTCCATCAGGGCCGTGACACGAGCCTCCAGTGCCTTGTGCTCGGCGATGTACTCGGGACGGGTGACACCGGCCAAGCGGATGTCATTGAGTGTGCTCCGCCATTCGTTCGCGGCGGACTTGTATTCGGCGAGCGACTGGGCAAGCGATTCGTGCGCGTGCTTGTGGGCCCGCCATCGCTCGGCCTCCAGCTTGATGAAGGCACCCAGTTTCTCGGCAAGAATGTGATCACTCACCACCGTGTCCCCCTTCATGTCGCCCTGCCATATATCCGACGAGCACCGCGATGATCACGCTGATGATGCGGCCAACCGCGTTCGCAGCGCGGGTCACATCCTGGGTGGGCTGCGTGATCACCACGAACAACGTGGCGAACGACGTCGCGATCACAACAATTGCCACAACGACGGCCAGGATCAGAGCGATCAGGTCTGCAGTCTGCCGAGGCACATCGCGCTCCCCCTGCCTCCCTCAAGCAGCTCCTTTTCTACGTTTTGGAACAGAGATTAGTCTGGTCCCGCAGTTGGGACAGGGGTGCGACTTCAGGTTGGGTAGCCACAACCAGCCGTAGTAGTCCTTCTCGGGACACTTCGGACAGCGCAGTGGGCCACCAAATGTCTCAGCTGTGCGCCGAGCCTTCGGTCGCACCCCAGATGTCACGGCTTCGGGGCGGGCGACGGGGTCCGGTTCGCCACCTTCTTGACGTTGGGCGTTGCGTCCGACGTCACGACCGTGTAGTTCGATCCCTCCGCAATGGTGGGTGGCTGGTTAGCGATCGCTGTGATCACAGCAGCAGCGGCAAGGTTGATCGCCGCCACCAGACCAGGCTCAAGCAGAACGCCCTGGGTCGCAGCACCCAAAACGATCACATTGAACACAGCAGTGAACGCGCCGAGGATGAGGTTTGCGGGCCTTCCCAGGATCATTTCTACCTCCCTGCGTGCTCTAGGACACGAGGACCGTGTACCCACGAGCGATCCAGACGGTCTTCCCGTCACGAATGAACCCGAGCCAGTCCGTGCGAACTGTCCCGTTGATCACGTAGCGGCCGCCGCTGCGGCGGAGCTGCGTGGTCGTCACGATCGTCCCGTTCTTCAGGTCGGGCGATACCGTCGGAGTCCCAGCCGACGGGCCACTGCGGACGTTCAGCGTCGGTGACGCGGTGACCTTGACCTTGTGCTTGTACGGCACCGGGTCGGTGACGGGCGGGACAACCGGGACGTGTGCATCGGATGCCGCGTAGAAGACCTTCTGCGGATGCGACGCACCGTATTCGCGTGAGCCCAGGGCGTTGGCGTATCGCTCCAGGGCGATCTGGGGGACCCAGATGAACTTGTCGTTCAGGGGATCCCCCATCAGCAGCTCGGTGCTCTTGAACTCCGGGTTCAGGTAGACCGCGTGCGGGCCTTCGAAGGTCCCGCTGTTGAGGGGGCTGTGGTACGCCTTGGGCAACGCCCCATACAGACCCTGGAGGATCACACCGCGGTGTGCCTTGAGGGCGTGCATCACGTCGTCCCAGTGGCCACCGCTCCCAACATGGAGCACCTGGTGGTAGTGATCCCAGGCCCGCGTCAGGCCCGGATCACCGAGGCCCGTGCCGCCCTTGTAGTCTCCGGACACCGCCCGCAGCTGACCACCGAGCACCCGGATGTGACCCAGGGTGTCGAAGTCAAGCCCCATCGCCCCCGACGCCATCGTGCAGTTGAACCAATCGAGGGTGGTCGTTGGATCATTGAACTGCTTGACGAACTTCGGTCGATACGTCATTTCCCTACCCTCCTATGCGATGACCGCGTCGGCGGTAAACGAACCTGTGGTGTTCCGCTTGATCACCGCGTCAGCGGTCTTCGAGCCGGAGATGTTGCCTCTGAGGATCGAGTTCGCGCTCAGCGATCCGGAGGCGGTCTTCTTGATGACGGAGTTGACCTGGAAGCCCCCGAAACCGACCCAGTGAGACTCGGTCGTGATGATCCGGATGTTGTCCACACCACCGATATCGACGGCGGGGAAGTAGTAGAGATCCAGGAACGGGGCATCGTCAGTGGCTGGGTTGTATGGCAGAAACCGCTGTGTATCGGTGTATTGCCAGCCAGCTGGCTCTGGATCGATCCGTCTCCAGACATTCAGGTTGACGAACGAGCCATCCCACCGACCATGGACTCGATACCAGGTTGATGGGGTGGGCGTCAGAACGTATGGGGTGTCGCTCTCGAACTGGTACACCCAGAAACTCACGCCATCCGGTCGCGCAATGGCATAGAAGCCGACGTAATCCGACCTATCCAGCGCGATCCCATACGTTGGTCGACCGCTGGGATTCGTCCATGACGACGGCACGTAGAAATCGAAGTACAGCTCACCGGTGGCCGGAAGAGGGAACCCGGTCCACGCCTCCCAGAAGTTCGCAGCGGGCACAACGACGTTGAAGCCATTGACCGACGTCTTGATGTCCTCAGTGAAACTTCCGTGGAAATCGTATGGGTTCAGTGACCACTGGCCACCGAGGCCCCGGGTCACGACTCGGTTGAAGTCGTCGAAGAAGATCTGGTTGGCGGGACCTGGCGGCGGCGGGTTCTCGAAGAACAAGATCTCGTTGTGGATGTACTCCAGCGCCGAGTGCAAGCTAGAGCCTGCTGAGATCGATCCGACGGCAGCGGACAGCAGCTGAACGAGATCGTCCTCAGTTCCGTAATGCAGATCGGTCCGATCGTGCGTGGGTCGGCTCATACGATGAACGCATCCGCGGTGAGGCTGTTGGCGATGCCGCCGTCTTTGATCACCGCGTTGGCAGTGAACGCACGACCCAGGATCGCGTCGACGGTGAACGACCCGGTCGGGACACCCTTGATGATGGCGTCTGCCGAGAAGTGGGCAGCAATCAGGGCGCTGGCCGTGAACACACCGAACGATCGATTTGCCGAGTCCAGAATGGTCAGTCGAGCAGCGAAGTCAATCAGCACCGCCTCAACCGTGGTCCCGGCCGGATACGGTCCGATGGCCGTCGATAGCGTCACCGAACTGGAGGGCTGGACGCCGTTGTGATCCAGCGTCCTGTCGTGACGCAGCCGGTTGCCCAGGATCACCGCGTCGGCGGTGAACCCCCTGCTGGCAAGAACAGCATCTATGGCGAAGGTGCTGGAGGGCATGACGCGCCCCTAGTTCGTGTTCGGCGAGGTGACGAGGGTCCCAGAGCAACCGGACAGGTTGATGAAGTGACCGGAGAGAATGGGCTGCGTGTTCCCCGTGATGGTGACGTTGGTCACGCCCGAAAGTGAGACGCAGTTGTCGAAATCCGCGTCGTCAACAAACCCGCCACCCGACGTGTTGTTGATGATCTGGATGTTCGACACGGTGATGTTGTTGTTGAACGAGCCGCACTTCATCGGGGCAGTCGTGAGCGTGTTGCGAGCGAAGACAAATCCATTCAACGGGATTGGGCCACCGTACGGTCCGGAGATCGAGGATCCGGTGCAGGCGAATGCATATCCTGCCGTCTGAGAGTTGTCAGAAACGTGATCACCGTATACGTGTCCAGTCAGAACGTTGTCGCTGAACCGGCAGTTGTTGGCGCCAGCTGGACGCCCGTCGATGAAGTATCCGTTGGGCTCGAAGTCGACCACGTAGTAGCAGGAGTCGGTGATGTTGTTGTAATCGACAACCACTCGTTCGACACCATCCGTGAGTGACCAGAGATTTCGCCCGCAGTTGGTCACAGAGCCGGAATGGAATCGACCGTCAGAGGTCCACTTGTTGCTGAACGTGCTGCCGCCCATGTACAGCCCGTCACCGCCGACGTTCCGGATCTTGATGTTGCTGAACTCGAAGTTGTAGACGCCGCCCAGGCTGATGCCGTGCTCGTGCTCGTAGGTCGAGTCCCATTTGTGATCGTTCGGCTTCACGCCCAGGATCGTGCCGTTGTACCACGCAAAGTCATGGCATCCAGCCTGAAGCTGAATAATCGGCGTGTTGCCACGGTTCGGACGGAAGATCGTGGCCTCGCGCATGTTCATGCTGATCCGGCGCGTGTCGAGCACGATCTGCCCGTTGGTGCCCAGGTTGTATGTGGTGTTCGCGACCAGACCAACCACGGCGCCATCTGGGACACCGTTGAGGAACGCCTGCAACCCTGAGCCGGTTCCGCTGTACTCATGCGTCACCGGCGGCGGGACAGATGCCCCCGGCCCGCCCGAGACCGGATCGCTGCCGCCACTACTCCCGGTCGGCGGCGTGCCGCTACTGCCAGCCAGGATGGCGACGGCTCGGAGGACGTCGGTGTTCGCCGGGGCAACGACGAACGTGATCTGGCCGTTGGTTGGGTCGGACTCGGTGTAGTTGCTCGGCTGAAAATACCGGAGACCGTTGACGTAGATCTCGGTCGAGCCGTTGAGGTAGGCAAGTCCGTTCTCCAGGTAGAAGACCTTGTTCGACCCATCGGGCGCTGGGACCAGGTTGTATTGGCCGGTGGTGCCGTACGGGTTCGGGTCGCTCGGGGTCGTGCTGACAGCAATCGGCGCCGCCGGGATCTGGGGGTTCCGGTCCCGCAGGTACTTCCACAGCCACCAGGGATCAGAGAGCTGCAGACCGAACGTGCCCTCGAACTGGACCCAGGCAGACCCATCGGTGTCCAGACTCGGGAACGTGATCGTCACCGACCGCAGCGGCAGATCCATGACCAGCGGGTGGGCCGTGTCAGCCCCGAGGGTGTACATGACGAATGTGGTGATGTCGCCCGGGCGCAGATGCGATCGTGCGTTGCTCAGGTTCGGGTCCCTGGGGACGATATGAGAGAACCAGGTGACCTTGGCCATCTTCTGCGGGTTGACGTAGCCGCGTGTGGTCGAGCCGCTGGTACCCGACACCGTGCCGTCCACGATCACGTTCGCCCGCGCGTTGACCTGACCCTGGCTCTTGAGCTGACCAAAGTAGGTCTCAGCCGTCTCCCAGCGCCCAACAGCGGCGATCGACGCAGCGTTCTCGCGACGGGCGAATACGATGCCGTTCGACCACTCCGAGCCACCCCAAACGAACGCGTCGTTGATGATCAGGGTGCCGTCTTCGGTGAACTCGCCCTCTCGGAAGCCGATCTGCGGCGTGTAGCCGTATCCCACCGGGATCGGCAGGCGGTTGGGCTTGTCGGAGAACATCCACCTCGCCAGGCTGTCCTCCACCTCCCTGACGTAGAGCTTCTTCTGGGCGTTGATGTAGTACACGACACCCCAGCGGGCGAAATACTCCATCTGCTGACGCCACAAGGTGCCCTGCTCCATCCACGCCGCCGAGGCCGTACCCGGCGTGTCGATTACCGCTGCGTCCACAAGGCTCGTGGTGTCGAACCCGGCGGGGATGTCGAGGAAGTGGGCACACAACGGGTCCTTGACCAGATCCCCGATGTGAGACCCGGCCGGATAGGTTCCCAGGTGGTGGGTGAAGTCGCTGGTGTTCCGCATGACCCGCTTGTCGAACAGGATGTTGTAGTCGACACCGCGGAGCACCCACTGTCGCGTCTGGACGCTGGCCGGGACGGCGGTGAGGTCAGCCGGGATTGCGAACTTCTCCGAAACCTGGGTCACGAACCCGCCGTAGAGCCGGGTGCCATCAACATCAAGGGTGATTTCCGAGCCCGTGTGGAACGAGACCGCCTGGAAGCGGTCCTTGACGGTGAACTCGAACGTTCCCGGCAACGCGCCCATCTGCGAGTCGAACGAGCATGACTCGAACAACACGAGGTGGGTGATATCGGTGCCATCGATCTTGATGATGATCTGGGATCCCATATCACCCCACCGTGGCCGTGAAGCAGACCGTCACCGTCGCAGGCGGCGCCGGGGCCACTCCGAAGTAGATGATCCCGTTCGTCGGGTCGGTCTCGCTGTATTCGACGTTCAGCCCCTGGAAGGTCCCGTCGACGTAGACCTTCGTCGTGCCCGGTGTGTACGCCTGGCTGACGGTGTATTGATGAACCCCGCCAACAAACTGCTGACAAATGACGCCGCCCACAGCAGGACCAGGCTCAGGAGGCGGACCAGCTGGATAGCAGGGCTTGCCGTCGTAGTCGAAGTCGATGGAGTCCAAGAAGATCGAGTCCGAAACGGCGAGCGGGTCTGCCTCAACCTTGACGCTCGCCAGCGACCCCGGTGACGTAATGGCCGTAACGAGCCACGAGGTCGGTTCGGGATCGGATTGCAACCACACGCGAGCCTTGATCTCGCCCGTGTCGGCGTTCCACGACATGCGCAGGAAGTACGGGTCCGTCGTCCAGTCGGTCTTGGCCGCGTACGTCGAGCCGACGACGATGCCGCCCGGGACGAAGCCGCCGGTCGAGTTGCCGATCCGGAGGATCACTTCCTGGTCGTAGCCGAGGTTCAGGATGAGACTCTGATCGGAGTCGGCTGCCGAAGACACCCGGCTCACGAAGAAGCCGACAACCTCCTCGAATGAGCCGGTCATCCCGGTCGGAACCGTGGTCTCGAACCGGGCGAAGTCGCCGCCGATTGCCCCGGTCATCGTCACCACGCCGTAGGCCCCGCCCACGGAGGTACTGACGTTCAGCGACGACAGCGTCCAGACAGCTCCCGATGGCGTCGCCGTCCCCCAGCCGCTCGCGACGATGCGGTTGAAGTTGTCGAACTCGTTCTGCGAGCAGCGGGTGATCTCGGGAACATTGAAGTTGTCGAACGTCATGATGACCTGTTCGGCGGCAGACACTCCGCCGAGGCCGGTCTCGTAGTTCACCACCAAGCCAGCCGTAGGCAAGTTGTCGCTGGTGAACCCGGAGTGCGTTGACGTATACGTCGTCGTTCCATCGGAGATCGTGGCGATCGTGTCCGTCCCGTTGTCGCGTACGGTGAAGGTGTAGGTCACCCCGGCCTGCCACCACGAGTTCGGGATCAGCGTCTGTGCGATAGGGGCCGACGTCGGTCCGAAGGAGAGTTGGGACTGGAAGAACGTCCCGATCGGATACGAGGTAGGCATCGCGTTGATCCAGATGAACGGATCGTTGTTGAGGACCCCGCCGCCCACGTCGAAGTAGATGTCGGCGACCGTGTTGTTGCCAGCGTGGCCGGGCAATGAGTCCATCGAAAACGTGACGGACTTGGTCGCCGTGTGATCTACGGCAAGGGGCGTGAACGATCCTGTGTCGGGGATCACCATCGACATCGACCCCGGCGGCACACCGAGCGCGGTAGCCCATCCCCGCACCAGCAGCGAACTGCCATTGACGCTGACGCCGATGTTCCCGTTACCGAGGAGAGCGCCAAGACCGAACAATGTCCCCGTCGGATTACCCCAGTGCCGACCAGCGTCGCTCGTCCCGATGTCCGCCACCGTAGCGCCAGACGACCCCGTATGGATGGTCTCGGCGACCGTGCGGGTGAACGTGTCGGTGATCCCGCAGACGTCGTCGGAGCAATCCGTCACAGGCGGTAGCACAATCGGCGGCCAGACGATGCCGCCGATGCCGCCGCCCGTCGGGGGCTGGAAGTTGATCCTGGGGAACCAGAACTCGTAGTCGCTCCACGGAGCGTCGATGTCGTAGGACAGGAACACTCGGAACTCCACGCTGGTCGGGTTCGGGAAACGGATCCCCAGACGTCGGATCGGCAGCGTGTCCGAATAGCCGAAGACCGTGGACGAGAAGTTGATGATCTGGCCCGCGGTCAGGCCAGGGTGATAGGTGACACAGCTGATCTGGATCGCGTCGTCCTTGCCACCACGCTTGCTCTGCGGGGTGCCGTAAACGAAGCTCTCAGCTCGCTGCGTGACGCCCGAGGTGGTAAACAGCGCCGAGGTGAACTCACCCTGCTGCCAGCGACCATGCGTGGCAATCGAGGTTGCGTCCTGCACCCGCACGAACCTGGTGTCCGGCGTCGAGTGGGCCCCCGCGCCCCAGACCATCATGTCGTTGACGAGCTTCGTCCCGTCGTTGGTGATCTCCATGTCGCGATAGCCGAAGCTCGTCGTGTGGTCCGGGTGGTCGCTGAGTGCGAACGGCGCCGTGGCAGTCTCAACGTCGACGAACTGCAACACCTTGTTCGGGTCGATGTAGAACACCGCCGCCGTCGGCCCTGCGATGAGGTTCATCGAGGTACCCCAGGAGTCACCCGGGTTCCCGGCGCTGAAGTCGCCATCGAGGTTCGGCGTGCCTACGTGGGTCACGCCGCTGGTGCTGATCCCGTCGTTGTTCAGTTCGAGAAACCGCTGGACCACATCGAGCACGACCTGGAAATCAGGTGTGTCCTTCGGGTAGATCGGCAGCATCTGGGTCGGGTTCAGCCGGTTGATCAGGAACCGCTTGCTGAACAGGATGTTGTAGTCGACGCCCTCCAGGATCCAAACGCGCTCGGTCTGCGCCGGGTTCGATGTGTCGTCGACGGCGAAGAAATAGCCCGGCGAGACGCGGAGCGCCCAACCACCCCAGACCCGGAGCCCATTCACATCCACCGTGAGCGTCTGGCCTGCAGTTGGGCTGAGCGTGTGGCCTAGGTCACGGAGGCGCAGCCGAGCCGAGCCGGGCTGTCCATTGGCCTGTTGCGTGAACTCCGCGTCCGCGAAGATGACGTGGCTGGTGACATCGACCCCGCCGAGACGGATGACGACGGTGGTGCCAACGACCGGCGGGGTGACGGCGGCGATAACCGCGTCGGCGGTGAACGAGGCCGCGCCGGGGACCCGCAGGATCGCGTCGGCGGTGAATGAGCCACTGACAGTATTGGCGTTCTCCGTCAGCGTCTCACCGAAGATCAAGTAGGTGTCGCCGGAGGCGCCACCCGAGGTGCCCGCGTAGAACAACGTCAGGATTTTGCCGGTGACCATCACGTCTTGGTTGGGCGCGATGTAGGCCCGCAGCCGAAGCCGCTGCCCGGCGGTGATCGCGAGATCGTCGCCCGAGATATAGAACTGCTGGGCGGCCTCCGACCCGATCGGACTATTGATGATGCTGTTGGCTCCCCAGACGGTAGGCGAGGAGCCGTCGTTCGCGACCCGAGCGATCTCAAACCGCCACGAGGCGTTGCTGGGGCTGTTGATGGTGCCCCGGATATTGAGCAGCACGGCGCTGGACAGAGTGAACGCGGTCAACGGCTTCGTGAACCAGTCAACCACCGTGCCACCGGCAGTATCAGTAACCTGAATGGGACTTACCCACCCCGCTGCCGTGTTGGTGACATCCGTCTGGACGCCAGCCCCACGCGCCGTCCATGCCTCTCGATCGACCGATGCCGTGGACACGGTCGATGCCGTGTCGGTCAAGTAGACGGTGGTCGTGGCGGGGTCCGTCGTCTGGAAAGTGATCGTCTCAGTGAAAGTGACGAACGACTCTCCGTTAGTCCCAACCACCGAACGGTCGAAGAAGAAGTTGAACGTGAAACCGCTCGCCATGTTCGAGGTGGAGTCACCCCCGAACACCAATATCCTGATCCGGTCGCCCTTGTTGAAGTTGGTCGAAGTCGGAGTGGCGGTGAAGTTGTCAGGCGTGGTCGGCGGGCTGGTCGTGACAAGTTCGGCGGTCTGGGCCGTCTTGACGACCAAGTCCTGAACGGCGCCTACGCTATCAAGGCGCTCGATCTGGGCGTTGATGGCGACGTTGGCACTGGCGTTGGACTCGCGCGCCCAGAGGTTGAAGGTGATCGTCCCCGAAATGGTCACGTCGGCCGCCAAGGGCGGGCTGACCCATTCGAGGGAGTTGCCCGATGATCCATCGACGACCAAGACCCCAGCCGTCGGCCCATTCACCGTGCTGGAACTCGCCGACGTCGCGGCGCCGGTACCGATGCGAGTCGTCCGCAGACTGCGTGGGAACCATGAGACGTTGGTCCCGACGAGGTTGGCCCGGTTGGTATTCGAGCAGTAGCGGTCAGGAGCCGTCGTGAGGCCCTGCCGGAACCAGAGGGTGGTGGGGGGGCCAGCGATGACCGCGTTGACGGTGAATGAGCCCGATCCGGGGACTCGCAAGATGGCGTCGGCGGTGAACGAGCCGCTGACGGTGTTGGCATCGATCTGGAAGGCGTTGGCCTGAAAAGCGTCGCCCTGGAAGGCCGTCGTCATGGCCGATCAGCCCCTAGCGGGACGACGTGAAGTCGAACTGAAGCGAGTAGTAGTCCAGCAGCATGTTGCGAAGCGGCGAGGTCCCCGCGCTACTCCCAATACCCGCCGCGTTGATCGAGAGGAACGGCGCGCTGCTCGGGATGTGCGTCGTCACCGGAGACCCGGCAGTGCTGCCGTTGACGTAGAACTGAACCGAGGTCGCCGCCGCGTTGATCACGAAGCCGAGGCGGATGAAGGCGGCGGAGTAACTCGATCCAGAGATGGACGTCGCCGTCGCTCCAAGATCGATCGCCGTCTCCACGGATGAGGCCCGAGTGACACCCTGCCACTTGCCGCTGTTGACGGAGTGGGTATACCGAACGTACACGCCATCGCCCGCATCACCGTTCGCTGTGTCCATGAGACCGGCGCGAGCAGTGAACGTGTTCGTTCCGTCGGAGAGTTGCTGAAGCGCGACGACCGTCTCAAAGGTGACCACGCCGCCAGCGATGTAGAACTCACCGCCGAACAGGGCGCAGCGCCCAGTGGTCGTGGTCCCACTACTCAACTGAATGACGCCCGGATGGTTGCCGACCGAAGTCCCGCCACCGGAACTCGTAACCGCACTCGTACCCGAGGCGTTCTGGGTGACCTGACCTGCGTGCTTATCGGCGGTCGCGCCGAAGAAGCACTCGTCCTCGAACCGAGACATGGTCGAAGTGAAGTTGCCCAGCCCGGTGACAACGTGGGCCGCATTCCAATCGGAGGGGCGCACGATCGTGGCGTCCCCGCCGTCGCTCTTCGGATTGGTGAACGCATGGGTCACCGAGGCCATGTTCTCTCCTATACCGTCCGCAGACTGAGCAGTGCGCCCTTGCGGTTCATGGACTGCTCCACGGCCCGACTGATGCGAGCGACGATGCGCTCCTCGTCCTTGTCGCCCGAGATGTTGTTGTCGTGGACGTCGATCACGATCGTGGCGCCACCCCCGCCACCCCCGCCGGTCGGGCTCTGGAGGGAGTGGATGCGCGGGTTGCGCAGAACCGCGATGGTCTCGGTACCAGCCTCGCCAACGATCATCGACGTGGCGGAGCTGACAGTGCCGAAGTAGCCCGGCGCGTTCGCACCGTTGTGGGTGATACCGCTGCTTTGGCTGCCGGACTGCGTTGTGCCTGCGCTGTGCTCACCCTGTGGACGCGGTGTGAGGGCATTGATGACGGCATTGGCCGCGGTGGTGCCCTGCTTGATGAACTTGGTCCAGGTCACGCCGGTCTGCGTCAGGATCGTGCTGAACGCCTCACCGGTCTGATTGGCGATGTCGACCGCCTGGGCGATCCGGGCCGAGGCGAACTTGTTCGACTTGTCGATCGCGTTGCTGATGCCGGTGGCCACCTGGCCCTCGCGAGCGCGGATGGCCGCCAACGCCTGGTCGGCTGACTTCATGTCGAGCGAGAGCTTGTGCTGAGCGCCCAGGTCCGCGAGCGCAAACTTCAGATCCTGAACCTGGCGTTGAGCCTCGACGTCGAACAGGCGCACGCTGACCTTGAAGCCGGTCTTGCCCAACGCGAACAGCTGCTTCTGGATGTTCAGCTGCTTCTGGGCGTAGTCAGCCTCGACCTTGGCTTCCGCAATCCTCGCGGCTCGCTCCTGGCCGGTCTCGCCCGGCGCCTGGAAGCCAGCCAGCGCCCGCTGGAAGTTGATCTGCTTCTGGCTCAACGCGAGCGACAGCGCCTGGGACTCGAACTGCAGCGCCTGCTGCTTCTTGCCCAGGTCGAAGTTCTCGCGCTGCAGGCGACCCAGCTCGCCCTCCCGACCGACACGCTTGCCGGTCAGGGCCTCAGCATCGGCCAGGTTCCGATTGAGGATGAACAGCTCGTGGCTGTACTCTGACGCCTCCAGCTTGGCCTGGCGATCAGCCACCCCCAGCTGGATCCCGGCGGCCTCCTTCCCGAGTTTGGTCATCTCGGTTACAAGCTCGGGAGGAACGCCGAGTTCGGTAAGTGCCTGCTCGCCCTCCTTGGCCTTCGCGATAACCGCGTTCAGGGCGCTGGTGGCGACGTCCTTGTACTGGTTGAACGACTGGGCAGCAGCCGGATCGACACCCTTGAACTTGCCGATCGAACTCGGTCCACCGGGCCCGATCGCAGGCTCACCCTCGACGCCCTTGCCCACCGGCACGATGCCAGCACCGAACGGCAGCGGACGGTTGGACAGGAAGTCCAGCGCCCGCTGTGCGCTCTGAGTCGGAAGGGTGATCTGCTGCTCTTCAGCGTTGATCCCGGCAACGGCATTCGGGATTTGCCGTGAACTCGCCTGATTGATGAGAAGTTGCGCGGAGGGGGTCTGGGAACCCAGGTTGACCGACTGCAGGAACCGAGCGAAATCCTCTGGCTTCGCCGCACCCGTGACAGCGAGCGAACGCTCACGCAGCGTCTTGGCGAATCCCTGAAGCGCCGGTGACTGCGCAGCGATAGCCGCCGACGCATTCGCCTGGTCCTGAGAGACCTCGGACAGCTTCAGAACGGACTCGCCGCCCTTCTGCGCGTCCGCATTGAAGGCTTCGAGAAGATCGGTTCCGTTATTCAGGGCCTTGTTGAAGTCGTCGAGCGCCGGGTTATGGCCAACAGCCCCGGCGTTCGGAATCGTGACTCCGCTCTTGCCTCCGAGAGTGACGGATCCGGCGGCCCGTTCCGGAGGCGGAGCTGCTCGCTCCGCCGCATTGGGCAGCGTGTTCAATTCGTTGGTGATCAGCTCGGAGGTGGACGCCACACCACCAAAATCGGTCCCGAATTGACCACCAGTGGTGGCAAAGAGACCCTTGTCCGTACCGCCAGGCAACCCCTTGTTCTGGCTCTGAACAGCCTGAGCCGTATGGATCAGATCGATCTGCTCGGCGAGTGCTTTGTTACCCGCCTCAGTCGAGGCTCGCAGCTCCAATGCCGGAGAGATCTGAGCAGCCGTGGCCGCAGAGAGACCGGTCTGAGCTTCGGCTGCCGCGATCGTGGCCTTGGTATTGCCCCCCGATGCCCGGGTCTGATCAGCCAGGCTGTCGGTGATCTTGGCCGAAACGTTCTGGAACCCACCCAGCCGCTCGACAACGGGGCCGAGAGCTGCGCCCATGGCGGTGATACCAGCCTGAGCAGCCCCCAGGGCGGCGGAATATAGGACCGTACCGGTGATCACACCGAGTGTGTTCGCACCGAAGATCTTCAGCTTGTCGGCACCGCTGATGACATTCTTACCGAGTTCGGCTGCCTCACCCGAGAGCTTCTCGTACCGCTTTTCCAGAAAGTCGACAGCCTCGTGCTGCTCGGTGATCCGCTGGGTGAACTCGGCGATCTTCTTGGGATCCTGAGCCTTGGTGCTCTTCTCGACCAGGATGCCCAGCTTCTCCTGGGCCTTGGAGTACAAGTTCAGGGCTGCTGACGAGCGCTGGGTCGCCTCATCGGCGAGCCGCCGACGACCGATCACGTTTCGCAGGCCACCGAGACTGACGGCCGAGATCTCGCCGACGCTGGTTGGCGTACCGCGGGTCGGAGCTTCCTTGATGGACGCCTGGATCTGAGCCGCGAGACCCTTCTGCTTCAGGCGTTCGGCTGTGACCAGATCCTGGGTTCGGGCGGCCTGCTGCGCAGCCTGAAGCGGGGTCAGCGGAACATCCGCCTCGGGCTTGGTCTTCTTCGAAGCTGCGGCCTGATTGAGACCAGCGCGCGCCGATTGGCCCAGCGAAGCCGCCTGGGCGGCGGTGAACGCCTGGCCCGCTGTTGCGCTCGCGGGTGCCCCCTGGGCTGCCCCCTGGCCTGCCCCGAAGCCGCCGCCATGCGGCCAGTTGACCACGAAGACGCGCTGGATCGCCCCAGCCAGAGATGACGCGAGCCCAGCCTGAACAGCTGCCCCAGCAGCACTGCCCTGAGCCTGATAGCGGCCACCCGGGCCGTGGAAGGCAATGCCGCCCGCGGCGTGCTTCATTCGGTTCCAGAACGAACTCATCTTGTGGGTCGGGACGACCTCACCATCGCCGTTCTGTCCCTGCACCAGCAGCTCCGGCCCACGCTCACCGACCATGGTGACGGAGTTGCCCGCCCGACCCAGGAGGCCGGTGTGGCGCAGCTCGCCGCCTTCGGCGCGTCCCCTCTTCAGCAGCTCCTGCTGGGCCCGACGCTTCTGGATTGCCTCATCGGTAAATCCTTTTCCGTACTTACTGTCGTTGTATTTTCGGTACTTCTCGAAGTCGATGATCTGTTGTTCGATCTGTCGGTGCTTATCCCAGGGAAGAGGTCCCCCCTCGGCACGCTTGGAAAACGGGGGCAGTTGCCCGAACTTGTCTCGCTGGGCGGGGATGATGCTGATCTCGCCGAACGGGTGCGCCTGCTTCTTGGCGATCCTCCCGACCAGGCCCTGCAGATGTTCGCGCCGTGAAACTCTGTGTGTGAGCCGCTTCTCCTCGGCGCGGAGCCTCCGCTGGCCTTCCTTGTCCAGATCCTCAGTGAGATCGCCGCGCGAGGACCCAGTCCGACCGCCGCTCCTCTCCTTGGCCTTGATCTCGGCCTCGCGGGCCGCATGTTCGATAGGTTCCAGCCGCGTGCTGCGCTGCTGGACGGCCTCCGTGCGCTCGATCTTTTCCCGCTGCTCGCGCCGAGGCGCCTCGGCGATGTTGGCTTCGCCGAAGATCGCCTGCATCGCGGAGGCGTACGCCTCGCTTTGAGGATCCGGCGCGATGTCTTCGCCGGTCTTGACGTCCGTCTCGCGCATCCTCTTGATCGACAGCAGCCGGGCAAAGAGCTTCGGATCGGTCGTAGCGGCTGAGGCCAGGTGGTGGCGCGCGATGGTACGGGCGACGTCGGTTTGCCCGTCCTCCATATAGGTCATGGCATCGCGCAGCGACGGATACAACCCGTAAGCCGGGTCGCCTGCGTGTTCCTGGTGATACCCAGACGGCAGCAACGTGGGGATGCCGTGCGGGTTTGTCCCGATGTTCGGCTTCAGCCCGGTGGCCGGGCCCAGCACCTTCTCCAGGAAGCCCGAATCGCCGCCGCCCAGGCGGGCGACCTCAGCCTTGAAGGCCTTGACCGATCCGGACTCGCGATAGCGCTGGGACTTCCGACTGGCGACGTTGTGCGACATCAACGCCTTGAGGAAGTTGTTGAGGTCGTGCTCTTCCTTGGAGATCCCCAGCGGCGTATCCGCGAGCTTGCGCGGAGGCTCCGTAGAAGTGCGGCGAGGCCCGATATCAGGGGTGTCCTCAGCCGTTCCCTCTCGCGCCTGATACTGCTGGAACAGCTTGACGATCTGGTCCTGCTGCTCCTGGGGCGCCTTGCCCAGGACCGACCGCTTCTTGAAGCTGAGGCCGCCGCTCTTGATGACGCCGCCCAGCTTGAGCAGGTCCTCCAGACCGCCGGGCACGCTGTTCAACAGCCGATAGGCCGCACGCTCGATCGTGGGGTCCGAGGTCGGCCGAGTGACCGGAGCGTGTGTGGGCCGCTGCGAGTCCGCCAGCGGCAGCTTCCGCGCCGCGCCGAACACACCGCCGGTGGCCGCTGTCTCAACCTTGGCAGATCCTGCGAATGATCCGGCGGCGGTGGCCTCAGCCGGAGCGCCGGTTGCTGGCGCCTGCTGAACAGGCGGCGCCTTGACGAACCTGCCCTTCGCACCACGCGGCGCCGTCTGCCTAACGGGCGGCGGCGCGGAGCTGCCCTGGCTCGCGGCCTGGTGGATCTTTGAGCCGCGCTTGGCGACGATGTCCTTGAACTCATCGATCGTGTACGGAGGCGTGAGGCCTGCAGCCTCGGCTGACTGGTAGTCGTCCCAGGAATATTCCTCGCGCCACGCCTTCTTCTCGGCCTCGGTCCAGATCCTGGTCGATGCCGCGAATGCGCTCTTGGCACCAGCCTTGGAACCCGCACCAGCGCCGCCTCCGCCCGTGTGGGGAGCGCTGCCGCCACCGGTCCCACCACCACCACCGCCACCCTTGTTGCCACCGGTGGGACCAGGCCCACTGCCATGCCCACCGGGACCAGCACCACCTGGGGGCGCGTCGCCCTCCCAGTGCCAGGTGAGCCCGATGTCGACCGTTCCGATGGCTTCTCGGATCTGGGTCCGGATCGCGGTCTCGTTGATCTCGGCAACGATCGGAACGGCGACTTCCTTCTCGCCGATCTTGTGCTGGAGGTTCGAGATGAACTTGTCGGCCGTGATGTCGGACACGACGAGCGTGGGGGTGAGCGTGACCTCACCCCCCTTGCCCGCCTTGTTCAGAGCCGCGACAACCCGTTCCTGGACACGCTTAATAGCGGCGTCAGTTGGCGACTGCAACTTGACGCGGACGGTGATCTCACGTTCTTTGAACTTGGCGTTGTCGACGGACTTCTGAACAGCCTGCAGCTCAGCTGTGAGCTTGCTGACATTGACGCCAACGCCGATCTCGATTGCGCCGATTTCCTGCGCCATCGGGTGTCCTCAGGTCGGGTCGCCCTTGAAAGCTTCCTGACCCCATTTCTCCTTCATGGTTGCCCGTCGACCGACCGACATCTTGTCGAAGTCGATGACGGCGCCATCGGAGTCGTCTTCACTCTCACGGGGGGTGTTGACGAAGTAGTAGTAGTCAACCAGCGCGTTCCAATAATGCTTGGGCAGCGCGGTCAGTTCGTGGGGTTTGAACGCCGGGAGGAGCCGACAGATCTCAAGAGCTAGGAGGTCTGCGGCTCGGAGTCGTTTCCCGGTTTCGTCTCACCGCCCTCAGTAGCCTCCGGCTCCCCTTCGACCGGCTCGGTGCGAAAGTGCATCCGGTTCACGACCCCGGCGAGGGCGTTGTAGATGGGCAGTGGCTTGGCCATGATCTGGTCCGCCGTCAGCTTGGGCTCCAGCATCGACGCTGGGATCATCAGCTTCAGCACGGCACCCAGGTCTGAGGTCCCATCCGGGCCCTCGCAGATCTTGACGAAGTCCTCGTACTGGGCACCGGTCAGCTCCCTGAAGCGGTAGGTGGTGCCGCGAAGCGTGACGGTTTCCTCGTAGAACTCTTCGTTCAGCGCGGTTTTTCGGGCAGGCACAATTTCACTCTTTCTATCAGAAGGCTCCTACCGTCGAGGTCCGTTCTCCCGCCGGTTTCTTCGAGCCTGAACTGTTTGCCACCGTGGCGGGGGTTTCCCAACCAGATGGTCACGACACGGTTGATCCCAGGGCGCTCGAATGCGAACTGGTTCACGTAAGAAAAGACGGCGCGAAGATCCCATTCCTCGACTCCCGAGGGGGTGTCTTCGCGCCGCGACAGGGACCAATACTCGATCAGCCCAATCTTCAGCCCAATTGAAGGTGCGTCTACGTCGCCGTAGCGCCCTTCCCAGCGTTGAAAGATGCCCACAAAACCTTCTCCGAGACGGAGGCGAGGTAGGTGGGATGGCGCAAGGAGGGATCAGTGCGCCATCCCAATGAACCCCAGGAGCACTCGATCCTGGGCTCCTAGATCACGGCAGCGAGCCGTTCGAGAAGACGGTCCACGAAGCAGCCGCTCGGAAGTTTCCGGTGGTGCGGATTGCGTCCGTGTTCGACGCGTTGATCGACGCATCGATGAACCCGGTGCCGTAGGCGATCAGGATCTCCTGCGAGGTGCGGTCGTCCGCGTACAGGTAGATCGCGATCGCATCCGAGCTGGCGGTGTTCACCAGCTCGTCGCCCGACACGTCGAGCAGACCGGCGTAGGTGCCCTGGATGTCCTTGAGGCCCGTGAGGTACGTCTTGTTGGTGTCACCGAAGGTGGTGGCATCGACGTAGTCACGACCGAGGTTCAGGGTCCATTCGGCCTTCGCGGCAACCTTGAGGGTGCCCGCCCCGCCCTTCTTCGCGTAGAGATAGATGGCACCGTTCTTGCCGTGAAGCTTGGTGCCTGCATTCGACATTTAGAAAGACCCTCCGGATTAGTCGGGCTGATCGGTCCACACTTCATAAGTGCCACCGACCACATAGACCTTTCTCCCTTCGCCATCCACATCTGGACCTGCGAGGTCAGCAATGCGTTGGCAGAGCAGGGTGGATTGCCCAGCTACAACCAGTGGAGCGTCGTCCAACACGGTGAGCAAGAGCGCGTCGATGTTACTGGCAACGACGCTGTCATCCGAGAAAACCCGGATGTCAAACCCGCTCAGATACTGCTGACTTCCCCACTGCCGACGGATCGGCGAGTAGATAAGGTCATAGGTCAGGAACGGGTAGTTAGCTTGGGTGGGGGCGAACCCCTCATGGATGCCCCCTGTCAGCGCTGCCTTCAGAGCTGCGCTGAGTCGAAGGTATTGAACGAGCGACCGTCGGATCGCTGCTGTTGAGGTAATGCCGACGACGACATATGCCCCAACTGAGAATGTCCCAGTCGGCATACGGCTACCTCCGGCCGAGGTTGTTCAGGTGAAGCAACAGGGTCGGCATGAGGTTCTCCCTCGCAGTCGCGAGAGCGGGCCTCAGAAACGGCTGAGCACGGGAACGACGGGTCCCGAACTCCACGTATTTCGCGTAATCGACTTCCTCGTCACCGGCGCTGATGATCGCCTTGATACGCCTGCCCCCCGGTTCTGCGCGAAGCAGCGTGATCGATTTGCGGAGACCGCCACCAAGGGTCTTGTCGTCGCCCTTGCCACTGAAGGCCGCGCCGCCCTTGCGACGCTTGAGTTCATACAGGCCACGAGCCGAGAGATCCGACTCATTTCGCGCGTTCGGAACGGGCGTGGAAACGGGCTCCAGCTTCCCGGAAGCGGCCTTGACGTATGTCTGGTGAATGTCGACCAGGTGCATCCCGCCCTGTGTGAACCCCGCTGTCCGGCGGCTCATCGAGCGATAGTCGTTTGCCCGATCGCGAGAGCGATAGTTGCCAGGAAACAACGCTGTCCTGAGATCAGGCGAACTGCCACGGACGCGCTCGCCCGTATCGATGCCGTTCACGCTCTTGGTCGGGAATGCGCTCGGAAGGCCCAGCTTGCGTCGAATGCTGGCCTCGGCATTTCCCTCTGACGCGCTCAGGGTTCTGGTTTCCTGGCGACCCTGGATCCGCAGACCACTGCGCGGTGTGCGGCCATACCGGAAGACTTTGCGAATCGGAGCGTCCTTGATCGCCTGTTCCTCGGCTACCTCGGCGACCTCATTGACACCGGCCGTGAGGGCCCTGATCAGCTGGTCGTAGATGATGCCGACGTTGACCGTCCTGACCGACTTCACTTGGCCCGCCGAACGATGCAGGTGATCCACTCGGGCCAGGTCTGATCCGTGCCCGCGTCGATGACCAGGTAGGTGTTGCCCTTGATGACCACCTGGTCGGCAGACTCGATGTCCGTTCCAACCGGGACCCGGAGTCGATAGACGGTGATGGCGTTGAGGTCACCAACGTCCGGACTTCGATCGCGGGCCCATGTGCCCACGAGCCATCCCTTGACGGTCGACGTGGGTGTGGTCGGGTAGCTGGCCGTGGAGCCGTACGGTTCACCCGAGTCGTCGAGTCCGATGTCCTCGACGAACCGGAAGATCTGAACCGTGTCGATCATCCCGGAGATGCCGATCCTCTGAATGGCCGTCATTGCCAACGGCCCCAGCAGGCTCACCGTCCTGTCTGGAAGATGAACGGCGAGAGCAGCAGCTGACTCGACGTCGAGATGGCCGGGATCGAAGCGGTGGTCGAGGATCCGCCCAGGCGCTGTCGCCTGATCGTGATCTCGCCTGCGGTGATTTCCGCCACGCCGATCATCTCCTTGGCGGCCAAGAGGCGTTCGCCCAGGATGTCCGCAGCGATCATCCCCGTGGCCTGCGCAACAGCGGGCGGCAGGGGATAGGTATAGCTGCACGTGACGAGGTCGCTCGGAGCGAGCGGCGTGGCGAAAATCACCGTCCCCTCAGTGGAGTCCACGGTGAAGCCCACTGTCTGAACGATGCCGTTGAGGCGGACTTCCGGAACGCCGATCCAGAATTGGTTCTGCGCTCGATAGGTCCAAGCGTCCGTCGGCTCAAGGATCTCGCCCGTGACCGGGAACTCCCAGCCGTAGGTGTAGTTGGCCTTGGCCACCGGGTTGTACATCCCGATCAGGGTCTGGACCACCCCAGCACCGAAGATGCCGTACTGGGTGAGCACCAGGGAGCTGACCTCGATGTAGCTCTGGTTGTTGTTGATGAACATGTCCGCGGTCGCGATCTCGGTGTAGATGTTCGGGGTCGCATAGATCCTGAACTGGTCCACCGTCTTGACCGGCTGGCAGATCGGCCAGTAGCGGTACGGTCGCGGCAGGTCATACGCGCTGACGGACCACTCATGGGCCTCGCCAACGATCGTGCCGCCGCGGAAGTCGAACTGCTGCGGAACCATGGGCACACAGCAGTACGTATTGACAGCCGCTGTGGCGCGCTGGATCACGGAGCGGATCTCGATGTCGTTGGGACTCTCGGGATCCGACAGGTCGATCCCGAAGCCCATCGTACGAAAACGTTCGGGCGTCAGGTACATCGCAGCCTTCCGCGGAAAAGAGGAGGGCCCACGGGTGCCACCGCAGGCCCTCCTGAGGTGGTTACTGCTTGATGCGCACCTTGTTCGAGAACGGGATCGCCTTGACGGCGAGGCCCCACATCCCGAACACGATGTACAGCCGGGTCAGCTGACCCGAGATACCCACGGGGATCTCCAGGACCGTCGGGCCTTCCGAACCGAGGTACGGAAGCGAGATGGCCGACTCGTCGAGGACATACATGTCCCGAACGAGGTTGCTGGAGTAGTTCGCCGCGTTGTAGGTGCCGATCGAGTCGCCCGGCACGATCGCGAGCGGCAGGGGGCCGAACACGGTGTTGACCGCGTTCGTCACGACGCCAGGAGCGACGTCGACGAACGAGTTCATGTACCGGACGTTCTTGTCCTGCTGCAGGTCGAAGCTGACCTTCTCGTGCGGGTGGCACCAGATGATGTTGGCGCGGCCGCCCTGCTCCATGATCTGCTCGGAGGCGCGATCGATTGCCGTCCGCATGTCGTCGGGGGTACCGGCGGTCGGGTCGGCGTTCTGCACGCGGCTCGTGGTGAGCGTCCAACGGAGACCCTGGAAAGCGTTGGCGTCGTAGAGACCGAAGTCGCTCGACGCGGTGCCGCCAGAGTTGGCCGAGTTGCCCTGGAAGATGGCCTTCTGCAGCTCGTGGGCCATGGCACGGAGGCCGCCCTGAAGCTCCAGAGACTCCGGGTTGTACCCGGCGCCACCGGCCAGGACCGCGAACTGGGACTTCAGCGAGACGCCACGCCGGGTCGCAAGCACGGCCACGTTGGTCGTCTGGCGGACGTAGGTCGACTGGTCGTCAGTCACGGTACCCAGCTCGGCCATGAACTTGGCCGAACCGAAGCTGGTGATCTGGTTGAACGCGTGCACGAGACCATTGGCTGGTTCGCGCGCGAAGCGCTCGAAGGCCGGGAACTCACGAACGTACAGCTCGTAGAGCATCGGCTCCAGGTCCTGCCGGATCAGCGCGGACACGCCCGAGCTGTCGACAGCCTTCTGGATGAGCTGGTTCGACATCGCGGCCTGCTGGGTGGCATAGCCGCCCGCGTTGAGCCACTGGTCGACCGGCACACCGGTATTGCGCTCTTCGGACTGCGAGGCCAGCATCGCGTGGATCTCGGGGATCGTGCGAAGCTCGCCGTTGGCCTTGTAGCGGACGTTCTGGCGCAGCGCGCCAATGTCGCCACGCGACAGGAACTGCCGGTTGCTGCCCGGGGCCGGGGTCGCCGTGTCGTCGATGCCGCGGGTCACCGGAGCGACCGGCGCGGATGACGGGGTGGCGTTGAGGGCCGCGAGCGACTTCCGGATCTCCTCCAGCGTCTCTTGGACGCTGGTCATATCCATCGGCTCGGTCATTGCCTATCTCTCCAACATTTTGATGAGGTCGTCGCTCAGGTAGCCCGAGAACCGCGTGTGCAGTTCGTGTTGGGCGCCTTCAACTACCGCTCGCCGAACGAGGGGTGAATTGGCGACTTGGTCGAGGATCTCCTTCGTCCCCTTGAGCACGGCGTCGCGCTCACTGAGAGCGGTGTCACGTTCGCTCTGGAGGGCGGAAAGCTGGACCCCAAGCTCAGCGACCTTGGCCCGAGCGTCGACCAACTCGCCAGTGGTCGAACGCAGGAGGTCAAGGATCTGGCTCGTGGGATCGGCCGAAGCCGTCACAGCATCGCCACCGGAGGCGACGTAATCGCCGTCGGGATCGGTCGACTGACCTTCCTGCGGCTTATCGACAGGAGCGGGATCACTCGCTGAGTCCCCGTCCCCCGTATCGATCTGAATGATGGTGACCTGGGCATCGGTCACGTCGGGCTCGGCGTCCTTGCTCCAGTTGGAGTGGTAACCGTCCGAGCAGTCCCCGCCACCGTCACGGCCCTTGCCGCAGGTCGGACATGCGTCCGGCATCTTGGTGACATCAGCGTCGACCCCAGCGACCACGTCGTCGATCGGATGATCGGGGCGACCGTCCGGCCACTGGTCGACCCAGGTGGTCGTGGTGCTCGCTGTGGTCGAGGGAGTGAAGGTGTTGGTGTCGAGCGTGCCATGGATCGTGTAGTTGGGACCGTCCAGCGTGAGCGTGGGCTGACCGATCGGCACCGTGGTGGCGTCCTTCTCGGTGGCCCGGAGGCTCTTGGCTGCGTACTCCACCCAGCTGCGCGGGTTGGCCGGGATGCCGACCAGGCTGGTCTCCAGCAACTCGACGTGCTGAATGAGGTAGCTGCCCGACTTCTTCTCGCGGATCGCTCCGCCGTCGGGGATGAGTGCACCGATCGAGAGACCGAGCTTCGTGCCCTTCTCGATGGCCTCGAACGCCTTCACCGCACGCGGGTTGGCGTCATTGATGAGGATGTCGAAGTCGAGGTCGTAGTTCGGATTGCCCACATGATCTGCACCACGGGTGGTGAGACGGGCGCTCTCGACTGAGCCAGCGACGTCCTCGGGGACCTCGTAGCTGTGGTTGAGGAAGATGGTGAGGTTGTTGTTGGCGGCGCGCTCCATGTCTTCGAGCGCGGACTGCTCCATCGTGTCGCCGTGGAGGTCCTTGGTCGTCGATGACGCGACACCGTGGAGCCTCATCTTGCCGTCCGAGCTGCGGCTGGACTTCAAGATCCCCGAGAAGATCTGGAAGGTGCTGCCGCCCAGCACGTCATCAACTGATGTCTGGATGAGGTCCATGTGGTCTCCTCGGGGTAGCTGGGTCGGCCTTCGCCTCCAGCGCCCTATACGGCTGCGACCGCGGGTTCTTCCCAGGTCGCGAGAGAGTTGATGTAGGTGTTGAACGACGTGGTCGCGTCGTCCCAGCTGAACTGAGCAACGTGGGCCCGAGCTGCCTCGCCCAGGTCGCGCTGAGCGCCCCTGGAGCCGTAGATCCTCTCGATGGCGTCGGTGAAGGCATCGACGTCGGCGAGCCAGAGATCCGAGCCGTTCGGGGTGGTGATCAAGCGTTGCGGCTCGACCAAGATCCCGCCGGGTCCCACAACCTCGGGGATGGCCGACACGTTCTGGGCCACGATGGGGAGACCGCACGCTGCGGCCTCGGCCAGCGTCAACCCATAGCCCTCGCCGCGCGAGGTGGAAACGAACAGGTCGGCTGCGTTGTACAGCGCGACCAGATCCTCCTCGGGCCAGCCCTCGAAGCTGTTGTGCAGCCCGGGGAGACTGAACCGATCGTGTACGTCAGGCTCACGAGTGAGCATGTCCGTGATTAGCAGTGCGTCCTCTTGGCTCCGGCCTGACGTCGTGTGCAGATGCATGTGCACGTTCTTGTGCCGCTTCATCACGGGCCAGACCGCGCGGATCGTTGCGCCAAAATCCTTGCGCCCCGAGTTCTTGTCCACGCGCAGGATCCAGAAGTCGTCAGGGTCCCAGCCGAACGCCCGTTTGCAGTCCGTCTTGGACGTGCAGACGATGCCCGAGCTGGTGGTGATCGGCCGGTCCTTGCTGACTCGATAGAAGCGATCGGTGTCCACGCCGTGGTAGACAAGCTGTGAGCCAGGCATCGACTCCTGACCGAACTTGCTCATGGCCACGGCGTTGGTGGTCTTCGTCAGCAGCGTGCTCCAGCCCGGAGGCCGGTTGTAGCTGTCGATCGGGATGTAGGTGATGATCGGCCGGTACTTGATGAAGATGTTGTCCTTGTCGAACTGGTTCTCGAACAACAAGTTCAACAGCAACTGGGCGTCGTGGAGCATGACCACAACGTCCGGTTCGATCTTCGCGAGCATCTCGATGTGGCGGCTCTTTCCCCACACGTCGGTCGCGTTGATCGCATTGGGCCGATACAGCCTCAGCGAGGACTGCTGGTCCGGATAGAGCAGCGACGGCCATGCGTCACCGCGAAAGTTGTAGGCGAGAACGTGGATCTCGTGACCGTAATCACGGACGAGACGCTCGCCAATCGAATGAGTGACCCGAGCGAAACCGGTATGACAACCGGCGTCGCCGAGCCAAAGAACCTTCGCCACTCGATCCCTCCGAGGGTTGGGTCAATGGTTGTTGCTGAACGACACGACCGAGCCGTAGCTGTTGACCACGTTCCACGGCGTGTCCGCGTACATGGTCACGTTGTCCTTGACCACGACGTTGGACAGGACCGCGCCATAGGCACCGGCGTTGCAACTCGCCTTCGTGTCCACCCAGGTCCACTTGGAGGCATTGCCGCGCCCGATCTTGTTGCCCGAGAACTCAATGTTGGCGAAGAGGGGAGCCTTGCCGCCGACCGGCGCGCAGTTGGGCTCGATATCCATCGTCGCGTACCAGCCGAACACATCGAACGTGTTGCCGCTGACGACTGCCCGTTCGAGTCCGTTCGCGACACCGAGGCCCATGCGCCCGCAATAGGTGATGACGTTGCGGAGGATCTTCGCGTCCGTCGTCCACTGAGTGTCGCCATCGCAGTAGATGCCGTCGCCGCCGAAGTGGTCGATGGTGCAGTCGGTGATCGTCAGGCCATGGACCGCGGCAGCGAAGCAGTGGTTGTACTCGTGGGTGACGGGCTTGCCGTCGCTCGCGCCCACGAAGCCGATCTTGCTGAAGGAGAGGTTGGCGCAGCCGCCGTGGAGCCACCACAGGTTGGCGGCGAGACCGGGGCCCGTGGGCAGGCTTGCCGTCGTCTGAATGATCTGTGCGCCAGGAGCTGCCGAGGTCAGGGACGCGTCCTTCCAGCCCAGCATGTCGAGCTGCTTGACCTTCGGCTTGAGCCCGTCGAGGTCCAGGGTCGGCGCGCTGCGGAGCCAACTGATCGTTGCTGCTGTCGCGTCTCCGCCCGTCGCGATGATGTCTCGCATCGCCTTGGGCGGTGTCGTGCCCACCGGGATGGGACCGGGGATCCCTGGGTCGGGCGGGACGATGACCGGTGGCGGAACCGCGTCACCCTCAAGAATTGCGACCCGAGCGGTGAGGGCATCGATCGCCGCCTGAAGCTTCCCGTCGGCAAGAGCACGAGCCGAGACCTCGGTGGCGAGCGAGGTTGTGGAGGCGAGCCCCTTGATCTGTGTGTCTGTCGCCGTCAGGCCGTGCCTGTGGTGAGTCCCACTATTGGGATCGGTCTGTGTCGTCGCCATGATCCCTCCTACTGCCGTCGGACGGTCACTGTTTCCTGTGACGTCGTCTGGATCCGGGTGTCGGGGTAGGTGACCTCCCACTGCACAACGTATTCACCGGGCACCGAGAGATCGTTCGTCGCCCAGGAGTAGGTCACCGTTCCGGCTGCTGGGTTGACGATCGTGGCCATTGCGTTGACGGTGAACCGCCTGTCGTCGGGCTTTCGCATCTGGAAGCGCACGGCAGAGCCTGTGAGATCAACGACGGACTGATCCAACTGCTTGACGATCGTGGTGTTGATCGCCGGAGCCGTATCGCCCTGAACTAAAACTAGGGTCACAGGTCGACCTCAATCTGCTCAAGAACGTTCAGTCTCATGGCCGGTCGGCCGCCAGCGGACCAACGATCACGTCGGCGGTGAGGGGACCCGAGATCAGATCCGCCACCAACGGACCCGCGATCATGTCCGCCGTGTTGAGTCCATCGATCGGCTCGAACTGGGTGGGCGCGGCGAGAATGAAGGCCGCGGCAACGAAGCTTCTCGAAATATTGAGGTTGATGAACGCGTCAGCTGTGAAGCTGCCCGACCCGCCGAGGATGAGCGCATCGGCGGTAAACGAACCCGTCTGAGGGGAAAGAAGGACCGCATCAATCGTCACCCCGGCCGTTCGGGTTGTTCCAAACACCGCGTCGGCGGTGAATGAAGTGAGAGCGGTCTTCAGTTGTACGGCGTCAGCTGTGAAGCTGGCGGTCGGCGCCTGCAACAGGACGGCGTCAGCGGACAGTGTAGCGGTTACTGTGCGCTTGACAATGGCCTGTGCGGTAAATGAGTAGTTCGCCACCACGGCGACAATCGCGTCGGCAGTGGAAACACTATCCGCAGCCGTTCGATGGAACGACCCCGTGCGAGTAACGGCGTCGGCTGTGCTGACAGCGTCCGTTTCTGTGCGTTGGAAGCTGCCCGTCCGCGCGACCGCACTACTTGTAACGACAGCGTCTGATGCAGTCCGCGAACGGCTGGTGGACTCAGTGGCCGAGTCGGATGTGGTGACCGCATCGGACGCTGTGCGGTTGAACGAGCCCGTTCGTGCAACCGAGTCAGCTGTGGTGAGCGTGTCGCTGACAGTGACCGATCGGCCCTTGATCGCCGTATCGCTCGTGGCGACCGTGAGCGTGTCGGAGGCAGTGCGATTGAACGTACCCGTTCGC